CGAAAAGCGGGGACAAGGGCTCGACGCCGAGACGGTCCGGAAACTGGTCCACCTGAACCTCGAGCGCAATCGCCTGATGACCGAGATCGACGAGCTCGCCGCCTCCGGGAAGTTCCGGATTGACAGCAGGATCAAGTTGACGTAGGCGAAGGCGGGGCGATAATTGCCGATCATGGCACGTGACGCACAACCCACCGGAGCGCGGCCGCAGCGCAGCGTCGATGACGGGCAGGTCATCGCCCTGGTCGATGCCAACTACCAGCATTCGCTCCGCTACCACCACACCTTCTACTCCAAGCTGTCCTCCTGGTACAACGTCTTCCGGTCGGTCTCGAGGCGGCCGAGCGAGTTCCGCAACAACATCTCGATTCCGTTCGTGTTCGCGATGGTCCAGTCGGATGTCGCTCGCAAGGTCCAGACCTCGCTCTCCGCCTGGCCAATCGTCACCTTCTCCGGCTACGCCCCCGAAGACAGCGCCCGCGCCAAGAAGAACGAGATCCTGGTCTCGGCCCAGATGAAGGACGCCGACTCGATCTCCAAGGGCGTCGATTTCTTCCTCACCGCGGACCTCTACGGCGTGGCGATCGCGCGCTACGGCTGGAAGAACATCACGCGCCGGAATCGCATCCGTCGCCGCCACCAGATCGGTCCGGGCCTGAGCATTCCAGTGGCCTACGAATACGATGCGGAGTTCTTCGATGGCCCCAACTGGGAGCCGATCGATCCGCTCGACGTCAAGGTCCAGCCCGGCAAGCGCCGGATCGAGGACATGTCGTGGCTGATCCACGAGTACTGGGCCGACCTCGACGACCTGCTCGAAGAGTCGGCCAGCGAGCATCCCTACTTCGAGCGCTCCAAGGTGCTGCAACTCACCCGCTACCCGCTCGACATGGGCGCGACGTCGCAAATGGACTTCCGCGCCGGGACCTACCGTAACCAGTTCGACTACATGGCGCGCCGCACGGAGAAGTTCGCCAAGCCAGTCCACATCAAGGAACGCTGGGGCCTGGTGCCCGATGAGTTCGCCCCGGACGGCATCCGCACCCGTTGCATCGCGGTCGCCAATGATCGGGTGGTGCTGCTGAACCGCGAGATGCCGTTCTGGGACCAGCAGAAGCCGTTCCTGTCGTATGCGCCGATGCCGGATCCGAGCACGTTCTACGCTCCCGGCAAGGTCGAAATCGCCGAGAAGCTGTCGCAAGCCGCCAATCGCCTGGCCAACCAGAAGCTCGACGTCCTCGATCACATCGTCGATCCGCAATACGTCATGAGCTCGAGCGCCGGGATCAACAAAGACAACCTGTTCTCGCGCGCCGGCCGCATTATCCTGGTCGATGGCTCCGCCGATGACTCCAACATCCGGCCGCTGACGCCGGACACCCGCGGCTTCCAGGCCACCTACGCCGAGATCTCGACGCTGTGGTCGTACATGCAGCTCGGTGGCGGCATCAACGACATCGTCATGGGCCTGCCAGCGGCGGAGCGGGAGACGGCGCGTGGCTTCCTGGGTCGGCAGGAGAACACGCTCACTCGCCTGTCGCTGGAGGCCCGCCTGGCCGAGGAGCAGTTCCTCGAGCCGCTCGCCAATGCGTTCCGGAAGATGGACCAGTGGTGGCTGGCGCTGCCGAAGGAAATCAAGATCCTCGGCAGCATCGCTACGATCAATCCGATCACCGGCCTGCCTTATCCGCAGCAGCCCGAGACGGTGGACTACGACGATCTGGTGCCCGACTACCGCGCACGGGCAGTCGGTGCCAGCCAGATGATTGGTCGCAGTATCCGCCAGCAGAATTTCCTCGGGCTGCTGCAGATGATGTCGTCCAACCCGGTGCTGCTCCAGCTCGTCAACTGGTCCAACTTCGCCCGTCAGGCGTTCGAGCTGTTCGACTTCTCGAACGTCAACGAGCTGCTGGTCAATACCGTGCCGCAGATCAATCAGGTGGCGCAGGAAGGCGGCCAGAGCCCCGAGCAGGTGGCGGGGACCGTGAGCCAGCCGCTCGACCAGCTGAATCCGGAGATCCTGGGCGCGCTCATGGGAGCGCAAGCCCAGCAACCCATGGGGGCGCTCACGAATGCCGGCTACTGATGCGGGCCAAATGGAAATGCTCCGTAACCTTCTACGGATGGAGGGCTGGCGCACCGTGATGAAGCCGATCATTCTGGAGAGGGCACGGGTCGTCAAAGACCTGGCGTTCGCCATTCCCTCGGAGCGCCCCAAACCGTATTCTGAAATGGACGACACCACGGCGACTTCGGTCCTCCGCGGAGAGGCGAAGGCGTTACTGTGGGTCGCCAACATCTTCGAGCAGACGGTAGCGGCCGAAGATGCCAACCGGCGCCGTGAAGAACTCACGCGCCACGAATTGGACGGATCGGCGAACCCGACCGTCGGAGGCTGAGCCAAAGATGGACGACGAACAGCAGGATGCGGCGAACCCGCAGCAGGAGCCCGATCTCATGGGCTACGATAACGTCGAGACGCTGGTCAACGCCAAGCGCGCCTCGGACGTCGAAGCCCGCAGATTGTTCGAAGAGAACGCGCGGTTGAAGGCGATTCTGGAAGTCCAAGCGGCGAACCCGCGCCCGGAGGTCCGCAACCGCTACGAAGAGGAACTCGCCAACGCCGGCGTCCCGGTCGATCCCTTGGAGCAGTATGTCTCCCAGAAGGTCGGTCAGGCGATCCAGGCAGCGTTCCAGCCGATTGCCCGGCAGCTCGAGGGCCAGGTTCAGGCCCGCAGCTACCTGGTGTCGCAGTATGGGAACGACTACCTCAAGTTCGAGCAGGACGCCTGGCGGCATGTGCAGTCGAATCCGGATCTCCAGCAGCGCTACAACAACATGGCGCAGGGCGATCCGATCGGGGCGGCCGAATTCGCCTTCCTCAAGTTCTCCGAGCAACAGCGTCGCAGCCATCCGAGCGACCGTCCCAGCGGGGACGAGGACCGCTCGTCACGTGCTCAAGCCTCCATCCCGACGTCGAAGCGAACCGATCGGCGTCGTCCGAGTGACGACAAGCAGAGCGCGGTCGATGCCGCTTTCGAGCGGTACACCAAGAATCCGTCGCGGCAGAACGCGGAAGCCTATGCCTCGGCGCGGTTCAAGCAGGCCGTGCCCGACGAATGGCTGTTCGGATCCCAGACCGAGTTGAATCGCGGCTGGGGGAGGTAGCCTAGATTGCCTGTTCCTGCAAATCTGTTTTCAACCTTCGACGTTGGCCCATTCTCGGCATCGGCGCACCACGAGGATCTCATCGACGTTCAGGTCATCCTGGGCTCGACGCAGACCCCCGCGTTCGCGTCGTTCCGGAAGGACCGCGCTCGTGACGTGATCCACTCATGGACGGTCGATGCCCTGGCGGCAACCGCCACGGCGGGCACGCCCGAAGGTCAGACGTTCTCGGCTCAATCCTTGACGCCTCCAGTCCGGCTCACCAACGGCACCCAGATTTTCGACTGGGGCGTGCGGGTGTCGGACCGCGAGCGCGATGCCAACCCCGCCGGACCGTTCCGGGACATGTACGAGAAGCAGATCATGATGGCCTTCAAGGTCGTCACCCGGAACTGCGAGGCGCGTATCTTCTCGACCGGATCGACGGCATCGGCTTCGGGTGCGGAACTGACTGCCGCACCGGTCATGGCGTCGATCGCAGGATTCGGACTCACCGTCTCCGGGGCGAGCGCCAGCGGCATCTTCACCGCCGACATCATCCGGCTGTCGCAAACCATGTTCGACAACGGCATCGAGCCCGACTCGATCTGGTTCGCCACCCCGCACAAGGTTCACTTCTTCAACGCGGTGGTCTCGACGACCGCCACCGTTCAGGTCAACCTGCGTAACATCGCAGCCACCGACAACCGCTTCCAGGCCAATATCGAGGTTATGGAGACTCCGCTCGGCCAGCTGTACGCCATCATCACCGATCGGTTCATCCCGACTTCGAGCGCTTCGGCAACCACCCGGGCGGGCTACCACATCATGGACCGCTCGATGGCAGCACTCGCCTTCTATCGGCCTCCGCAGCACAAGCCGATGGGCAAGGCGGGCGACTACACCGAGGGGCTGGTGCTGATGGAGCTGACTCTCAGGCTCGATCACCCGTCCGCCTTCGGCATGGTGACGGGCATCACGGCCATCTAGTACAAGGGATCCGTGGAGGGTGGCGGGGGATGGCCCTCCGGCTGAACCCGCCACCTGAAGCGGACCGGGAGAACGATACGATGTCGAACAGCAGCAATCTCAATCGCGCCGCCGTCATCTCGCGTAAGACCGCGGGCGGAGACCCCGGCGCCATCGTCGGCGAAGGCAACATCCTGCCGAGCGAGAGCAACCCGAACGCCTGGAGCGGCATTCCAAGCCAGCCCGATCGCGCTCCGGACGTCCAGATGCGCGAGCTCAACTGGTCGGACAAGGCCGCCCCATCGCAGCTCAAGGAACCGGGCGCCCGCGGCTACAACCGGCAGGGGAACCCGAACGCCGGCAAGGCGTAGCACCGATGGAGTTCTTCATCGAAAAGAACCGGATCCTGAATGAGGCCACCGACACCGAGATGGCGCGGGTCAAGGTCCCCGGCTTCGAGGCCAGCCTGGACGGGGTGAAGGACTTGCGTCAGCAGAACCGCGAGCTCGGCACCGCGGGCTGGATGCACCAGCGCAACTTCCGCCATGTCGCGAGCATCTCGGGCCCGGTCCTCCAGGTCGCCGAGCTGCTCGATCCGGAGTTCCTCAACCGCCACCACAAGCGCGACTTCTACTCTTGGCTGGACGAGCACCCGGAGTACTGTGCCTACGACCGGCGGCGGGCGCCGCTGCGGCCGCGGCC